AACAGCGAGAACGAAAACGAGCAGAAATGAATGTTCGTAATCAACAATATTTTGATCGCATGAAACAACTAGTCATTACAGAGGGTGTGGATCAGAATCAGAAAAAATTAACCTACTAGGGGGACACAAGTATCTCTTCATACATTAGTCTTTTTACAGCTGCAGTCGCTCCTGAATCAGTTTGACGTATTCAGGATTGATTTCAATACCCACAAACGGCAGATCTAATTTCTTTGCAGCTACGCATTCACTACCCGATCCTGCAAAGGGTACAAGTACATATCCTTCTGTTGCAGGCTGCTTACAAGACTGAAGAAGTTTTTCGCACAACGCCAGAGGCTTCTGCGTCGGATGATCTACACGCTCCTTTGCTCCCGCCCCACCCGCTAACGCAGGAATCTTAATTACATCTCGTGGCAATGCGCCCTTTTCATGTGCTGTATATGTTGTCGTTTTGTCACCATTAGAGAAACGACCCTTGGTTGCCTTTCGCTCCTTTCCTGCAGCCCCTTTTAAGAATCCATCAGTATATGCTTCACGAATCTCATCACGATGAAAGACTTTTTCCTCTTTCCATAGAACAAGAATGCTCTCATGCGATCGCTGCCAAAAGTTTAAGGAAGGAACATTCTTGTTGGTATAATGCCAAATGATCCAACGACGATGCACGGAATGAGGAATTTTAGATAGGATCAGTGCTAGAATCTCACTGAAGCCATAGATAAACATTGTTCCATTTGGTTTCAAGATGCGCACGCATTCGTTGATCCATTTCTCACACCATATCAAATATTCCTCCATGGACTGTTTATCACTATCGTTTCCAAAATCTTTTCCAATGTTGTAGGGTGGATCTACAATAATAATTTGTGCAGAGTTGGATTCCAAGGTTGGTAAAATCTGTAGGGTATCTCCTTGAATCACATCTTGTTTTAATGGCTGAATAATTTCATTGACTGGCACTACTTGTGCTATTTGTGTTACTTGTGCTACTTGTGCTACTTGTGCTACTTTAGGCGCATTCAACAGAGCAATTAATGCTTCTTTCTTTTTACCACTAGTACCTTTGATATTACGTTCTTTGCATAATGCAATCAAATCCTTATTAGAGTATGCTGTATAATCCATCTTAGCTTATAATTTGATTATAAGCATTGTCAATTTTATGTTCTTCGCTTTGGCTGATAGAGATCTAAACGATATGATCTATTGATAGAATAATGTCTTACTTACAGTATTCACTAGATCTTCTTCAATTACCATCCATTGATGAACTAACACCAAGTATGTTAAAACGTACCTTTAAGAGCTCTGTAATGAAAATGCATCCCGATAAGGGTGGCACCGAAGAACAATTTGACAGTGTCTTATCTGCCTACATTTATTTGACCGAAACGCTGAATCGTATGTCAGGTGGTCGCAGTGCTCTACAAGTTATCTCAGGACCAGATGATATCAAATTGCAACGTGCCAATCAAATTATTAATGAAGTATTTGATGAAATGGACCGAGATCAACATAGCGAAGAATATCAAAAAATGCGAATGAAATACGATGCATTTCATGCTGATTTTGAAAAAACACATGATAGTGGACTCTCCAATGGATATTCTACATGGTTGTCTTCTAAAGAGGATAACGTGTTAGTGGAATCAGATGGAATCTATGGCGAACATACCATTCCACCGCCTGCTTTTTCTGAAATAGATTTCTTAAAAGTATTTGAATCCACCGTTCGTATTGGAAAACCAGAACCACATTCCATTATTCTTCATCCAGATGATATGGCATATCGCTCTGGTACATGCCTAGGGGTAGCCATTGTAGAAGAAGCTGGTGGGACGTTTACTTCCGATCCTCAGGCAAATCCTGAATATACTGATCTCTATTCTGCCTATACATCAAACAATACACTGTACGATAAGTTGCCTTCATATCAGGATAAAGTAAAAACACTAGAAGAATTATTGAAGGAACGAGAGGCAGTCTATGAAACACAAACAGATGAGGACCTTGCCGCTATAGCAGCATATGAAAAGAAGAAAATGGAGGATGAAGCGGCTCATAAAAAACGAATGCAGGATTATTTTAGTGGTACGGCCTCTAGTAAATGGGCACTAGAAGATAAAAAGGAGGATCCTTCATCCGATTCATTTGTAAAGCAATTCTAATCTGTAGATAGGGTGACATGAGTCCATTTCACATTCTTATTTCCATTTTAGTGGTACTCTTTTTAGTGGCCATTACCTATGCCTTTTTTTATTCCAAGGATTTACTTCAAAAGAATCCATTTCTAGACAAACATTTATTGGAGCGAGGAATGAACAAACCTGTCATCTGGCTCTATTATGATACCGACGATGTCAATTCACGTCAATGGTCCGACTTTGGGGCACGATCCAGTCGTGCTCTCAACCTACCTTTTTTGAATCTATGTTATGAATCCATTGTCAAACATAACAAGGATCATTATCGCATTGAAGTCATCGGTGGTCTATCAGGTGCAGCAGAATTACTGGGTGGCTGGGATCAACTTCCTCCCGGATTACGAGACCCCATTAGCCCCGTCAATGAAGCCGAAATGAATTACCTTCGTGCCGCCATTCTCGCCAAACATGGTGGCCTGTGGTTATCGCCCTATTGCATTTGCATGAAAGGATTCGGACCATTGCCAAAGGATAAATCTGTATTCTTTGGAACGGATTTGGATGAAACCTATGCTGGTCCAGATGGAACCGTTGTACCTGGATTTCGTGCCTTGTGGTCTCCTTATCCAAATCACCCCATGTTTAAAGAGTGGGCATCCGTGACCTATGCACGAGTTGCACAAAAACGAGGTGGACAACAAATTCGTGGAGATGCCAAATGGGATTATGTCCGTTTTACCACAGAGTATGTACAAACAGGCATTGTAGTGGATCCAGGTGCCGAATGCATGCGCAAAAAAGATGGTAAACGAATTCAATTGGAAGATTTGCTAGCATCAGGTACCGATGGTAATTTACCATTTGATGTCAATGGATATCAAGTATATGTCCCTTTTCCATGGACCGAACTCCGTGATCGTGAAATATTTGGATGGTTTTTGCGAATGAGTGAGCGACAAATTATGGGATCGGATTTAGCCGTAAAATATTTGTTAGATAAATCTTTAGCATAATATGGAATAAATGGAATAGAATAGAATAAAATATATTTTAAAAATATATTTTAATCTATAGAATTATGTCTAATACAGATCGGTCTTCCTCTGCATTAACACAGCATCATGCTGCACAGACCGTGTACAGTTATGCTATGAACAATCAAGGAACCCATAAAAATGGGCGTTATGTTTATTCTTCTAGTAACATCAGTCTTCAAGCAGTAGGAGCAACTACACCAGAATGTTGCACCGTTCCTGCTCCTATTCCAAATTATAAAACAGTGGCCAAATATAGTCTGTCCTATTATGGCAATGGATCCAATGGTGGATCCGTTCCCGTGGATTCTTCCTCGCCTTATCTTTATGATTCCTCTGTGATTGTATTGGATGCTGGTAATATGACCCTTACTAATAATTTCTTTAGTGGCTGGAACACTCTATCTAATGGAAAAGGAACTACCTACTTGCCAGGCAGCATATTTGTTATTCGTGCAAATACTATTTTATATGCACAATGGATACCATACCGCAATGTAACATATGATGGAAATGGTTCAACAAGTGGATCTGTTCCTGTTGACCCCCTATCACCTTATTTATCTGGTTCTACTGTAACAGTTCTGGATAATATAGGAAACTTACAGCGCACCGATTATGTTTTTAATAATTGGGCAATAGGTACAGTACCCTATCTCCCAGGAAGTACATTTGTTATTACATCTGATACAATTATAGTTGCACAATGGACACCACTATTTATGATTATTTATTATGGAAATGGTGCAACAGGTACTGCTCCAGTAGATTATAATGCTTATTTTCCTAATACAACTGCTACTATTTTAAATAAAGGTGCGCTTGTAAATGGGACAAATGCATTTACTAGCTGGAATACGAATTCAGGTGGTACTGGACAGTCTTATTTTCCAGATCAAATCATTACTGTTACCTCCTCCTTGAACTTATATGCACAGTGGGCCCCTGGGTATACTGTAACCTATTTACCAAATGGCGGAACAGGTACTGTACCAGTGGATCCTTCATCGCCTTATGTGCGTGGTGCAACCGTGATTGTATTGGATAATACAGGTGGACTAGTAAAAACAGGTTATGTATTTATTGGATGGAGTAGTGGTGTAACCTTTTATCATCCTGGCGATTCCTTTATTATTATGAGAAATACCACATTAACTGCACAATGGTCATCTATCTATTCTGTAACCTATTTACCAAATGGCGGAACAGGAGCTGTTCCTGTTGATCCTAATCGCTATCTTACAAATGATATTGTTACTGTTTTAGGAAATACAGGTCCATTAATTAGAATAGGCTATATATTTTCTGGATGGAATTATGGCTTGATACAATTTAATCCTGGAGATACATTTTTAATGGGAGTATCTAATGTAGAATTAATAGCACGATGGATATCTATTCCATATACTGTTACCTATAATGCAAATGGAGGAATAAGTGGAACTCTCCCCATTGATACCTTATCACCATATGTATATAATACAATTGTGAATGTATTGCCTCCAGGTACATTGGCACGAACTGCCTACGTCTTTAGTAATTGGAATACTGCCGCAAATGGTTCAGGATTTTCCTATTTCTATCCTAGTAGTTTTCCTATTCAGTCTAACGTCATTTTATATGCACAGTGGATACCTACCTATACTGTTCTATATAATGGAAATGGTGCAACAGGTGGAACTGTTCCTATAGATACTGCATCGCCTTATGTAACAGGTTCACTCGTAATTGTTAAAGATAATACAGGTGGATTGGTAAAAACAGGATCTACTTTTCAGGGTTGGAATACACTTGGAAATGGTACAGGCACACCCTATCCTTTTCCTAGCAGCTTTACCATTACTTCAAATGTAACACTGTATGCACAGTGGACACTAACTCCTCTTGTTTATACAGTAGTGTATACTCCAAATGGAGGAACTGGCGCTGTTCCTGTTGACCCTACTATGTATCTTCCTGGCTCTATAGTAACTGTTCTAGGAAATACAGGTCCACTCACAAAGCCAGGTTATGTCTTTACTGGATGGAATGATGGTCTAGGTCATACCTATGTTCCAGGTAATACTTTTACTATTAATGCAAATACAACTTTAGCTGCACAGTGGGCATTAGTTTACACAGTAACATATGATGGCAATGGATCCACGGGTGGTTCTGTTCCTGTTGATCCCAATCAATATCTACTCAATGCACCAGTCACTGTACTAAGCCAAGGTACTCTTTCACTAACAAATTTCATATTTGTAAATTGGAATACTGCTGCGAATGGATCAGGTACAACCTACAATCCAAATGATATATTTAACATTACAAATAATACCACATTATACGCACAATGGGTTCCCAGTGCCGTCAAATTAACGGTTACATATGATGGAAATGGTAATACTGGTGGCTCTGCTCCTGTTGATCCCACTCAATATTCCGTAAATGCAACCGTTACTGTGTTAGATTCTGGTACACTGGAGAATACAGGATTTACATTTGATAGTTGGAATGATGCAATGGATGGATCTGGTAATCCATATAATCCTGGCGGTACCTTTCAAATTACTGTAAATACCACATTATATGCTCAATGGGTTTAATCCGATGGTAGTTTATGCCAAATCAAAATATTTTCATCTGTCTCTTTATCATATACAAAAGGCTGATTCATAATTTTATACCGATAAGTGGTACAATAGGAGAAAACATAAAGTGTAGTCGTAGTAAATATTTCAAAATATTGCGGCGGAAGTTCTGCAATGATATGAATTAGTTTCGGCATAGAGAATGTATTAGGTCCTTCGCCATAGGTATCTAGTGCCGCATATTCTGCATCATGTATATGACAAATGTGTAGTTTTACATAGAAATATTCATAAAAGTCATTAACAAGTTGTTTCACATCTTCTTCCATATTTTCTTTTTGTGCTAGTTTTTCATAACTAGCCCATTGTATATATTTTTCAAATTCATCGTCTTCTATATAATTGGTTAACTGATGAATCACATTTAACCACATATGAATTGCAGAGAGAACAACGAAATGCTCTGATAGTAGATTACCATATTGTTTCATTACTATAAGGAGCACATAAAATCTTTATGTTTCAGTAAGTGTTTTATAAATGACATGCTGAAGTGCTAAAATACTTGTATTTCCTTTGCAATAGGAAATCCAAGAATGAATTAAGAATTTATGAATCAAAATATTATCCTTGAAGGTATTGTTTCCAAATAAATTATTAATCACTTGGAAGCTCTCTAAAATATCTTCATAGGCATATCCTCGTTTCCATATCAAAAGCAAACTCTTAATTGCGGCATTGACATCGTTTTTGGACATAGCAGATAATAATGGAATAAAATCAACATAAAATGGTGCAGAACAAAGAGATCTCACACGTTTAATGGTAATTTCCTCATTCAATGTCACATGAATATCACGGATTAGTTTTAATAAGCGGACCAAATCACTAATATTATTTCCAGCAATATTAATAATCCAACTCCACATTTCATCCGTAAACTTATCAGGTGTTGGCATATCTACCGTTTTAAGAAACTTATCCATATATAATACACAATCAATCGGATTCATTGCAATATGAATACATCGTGATCTTAGGGCTGGAATTAAATCCTCTTGTGATGTCCCAATAAACAGGAATCGTGTAATATGTGAATAGGATTCCATCGGTCGTCGTAGGGCCTGTTGAGAGATTTGTGGGAATGTATCTACATCATCAATAATTACCCAACGACAAATATTTTCACCAATGGACATCTGTCGAATAAATAAACTAACTTGACCACGAATGGTTTGAATACCACGATCCTGATCAGGTCCTAGCAATAGACATTCATCAATAGATTCAATCCCCCATAAATGAGGGGTCGGCCTTCCTTTCTTTATTGCATAAGCATGTAAGAGCTCACGCATGATCGTTGTTTTTCCACACCCTGGTGAACCTGTAATAAAAATATGAGTAGGTGTCTCAAATTGATTAATACATTCTTTCCATATAGACTCCTGACCTACCAACGAGGTCATCTCTTTATTGATTCAGTATGTAATGGACTTTAGATTCTTAATACGGACCTAAAAAGATAGTATATCTATCAATTAAATATGTCTAAGCCTAGTAAATCTTTATATGATATTCTAGGTGTGCCCAAGACAGCCAGTTGTACCGAAATTAAAAAAGCCTATTTTAAATTGGCACGCACCCATCATCCTGATAAGGGGGGTGATCCTGAAACCTTCAAGGAAATTCTAAGGGCAAGTGAAGTGCTAACGGATGAGGGCAAACGACGACTCTATGATGAAACTGGTATGACAGAAGGTCAGATGCCAAATGGATTTCCTGGTGGATTCCCTGGAGGATTTCCCTTTCCTGGATTTCCTGGTGCTGGTGGACAGCCTTTTGAAATGAATCTCAATGATTTATTTGGAAACATGTTTGGCAATCCTCCTGTTGGCCCCCAACGAAATGTAAATCGCAAGGGAAAGAAATCTCCACCTGCCGTTCAGAATATTCACATCACCTTAGAACAATTTTATCTTGGTCATCATGTGGATATTAGTATTAATCGCCAGGCATTTTGTGGCGACTGTGATCATAGTGGTGCGAAAGTGAGGGAAACATGTAAGAAATGTAATGGTCAGGGTGCAGTTACACAAGTTGTTCAGCTAGGACCGATGACCATGCATACTACAGGGCCGTGTTTGGAATGCCAAGGAAAGGGTGAGCGTATTCTACAGACTTGTCCAAAATGCTCGGGCCAGGGATCTATTGCAGAAAAGAGAAATCTAAATGTAAAAATTATTCCTGGAACACGTCCTCAAGAAACGTTTGTCTTTCCTGAAGTATGCTCGGATCATCCTGAGTTTGAACGACCAGGTGATGCACACATTGTGATTCACGAAGATCCAAATGATCCTGCTTTTAAATATTTTAAGCGCACGGGCGATTCACTGCAGCATTTGGAAACGACTGTCACCATTGGATTAGCAGAGAGTCTTCTTGGCTGTGTAGTTCAAATTAGTTATCATCCTGGCTATGATGAAGGACTCTTTATCAAGATTCCTGCAGGATCCTTTCAGAATGATAAATATTGTTTGAGTGGATTTGGTATGCCGTTGCCTGGTAATATTGGCAAGTATGGTGACTTGTTTGTGGTAGTGGATGTTAATGTGAAACCGATGGAGCGCAAAGTATTTGCTACACAAGGTCGTGAACTCCTTTTGCCACTATTTGAAGATAAGGTACGAAAGACACCGTTACCTGGTGGTATGGCGTCGGTTCAGGATGATTTGTATTTGTATAAATGAGCGCTTTTTAGAAAGAACCTCACTATTAGCCAAAGGCCAATAGCTCGGCCATGTGGGTGCCGACACCCACTAAGCGCCCAAAAATCTATTTAAAAATGCAGTAGTTTTTGCATTTTTAAATAAATTTTTCTAAAAAGCCCGAGGTTTTTTGGGAACTTTTTTTCAAAAAGTTCATTGGGTGTCCCGAATCTTCGCCATGTCATAAGCAACATCCGTTTTCCATTCAGGGTTCAATCCAGCACGGGCATAATCCATGCTAGAATCTAGTAACATTCCCTTGTTGGGAAAAGGGGCATAACTTAGATCTCCTCCTCGGCGGCGAGTTCTACGATGACGGTGT